TTTTTTTTGTTATTTTCTAAAATCCATATTTATAGAAGTTTATATTCTAACAAAAAAAATAAAGGAGGATATCGAATATGAACAAAAAGAATTTTTTAATTTCAGTAGCAACATTGTCTATCATTGGTGTATTAAACATCAATATCAAAACAGTAAGCGCGGCAGAAGCAAGCACTATACCAGCTGCTACAGCAGAATCACCAGCAGCACCAACTGCAGGCGTTACAAAAGCTGTTTCTGAGATTGACTTTTCAGAACCAGTAGCCGAGCCAGAACCAGCACCAGAACCAGTTGTTGAACCTGAACCAACATATTCAATTAATGGATATGATGGACTCAGTCAGACTCGTTACTGTATCGTTAATACAGCAATGGGTATGGTTAACCAGTTTACATATAATCTTGGTAGCAAACCAGATTATAATAATAACTGGAAGACTGGCGAATCACTTGACTGTTCTGGCTTTGTTGAATATGTTTTCTGGCTTGTTACAGGTCAGGACATAGGAGAGGGTACATGGATACAGTCAACAGAAAATGTTGAAGGCGGACGTGCCCAGTACATCAGCCATGAAGAGTTAAAGCCAGGTGATCTGGCATTCCTTATGGATGGCAGAGACACAATATATACTGATGAAAATGGCGAGAAACACATTCGTACAAATCACGTCGGCATATACTGTGGCAAGGACGCTGAAGGCAATGACCTTTGGTGCCACTGCAATGCCAAAGACAATACGGTTGCAGTAAATTCTGTGTCTTACTGGACAAAATACATGCGTATTACCAGTATCGACATGGAATCAAATGCATCAGTGCTGGATAATGGTGACTGATTTTCTTTAACTTTTAAGCTTAAAGACTCCTTATTAATGAGGAGTCTTTTTGTTTGTTCATTTTTACGAAAATCCATATTTATTGCATCAAAATAAGGAGATAATGATAAATGAGCTTAATTATTTTAATGGGTAAAACTGCAAGCGGGAAAGATACCATACAAAGAGAACTTGCTGATACGTATGGATATGAACAATTGATGCTGTCTACAGACAGACCCATGAGACCGGGTGAAGAATATGGAGTGCAGTACAATTTTAGAACAAGCAATGAACTGGACAAAATGATTGCCAATGGGAAAATGCTTGAGTGTAGAGCATATGAGGTGGTAAATAAATCAGGAAATACAGATGTATGGCGTTATGGACTTGAAAAACCATATGATCATGATATGGATATTGAAAACAAAAAATATGTTACAGTGCTGCCGCCGTCAGCAATAAAATCTGTAATGGAAAATGTTCCTGCTGACAGCAATGTTCAGTTGTATTATCTGAATACTCCCGATGATATCAGGAAGGACAGATGTTCAAAACGTGGAGACTTTAACGAACTGGAATGGGGCAGACGGCTTGTTACCGACTCAAAAGACTTTTCACCTGATATTATTAAAAACCTTGGCGCAAAGGAAATTCCGGGAGCGCTGCCAGTTTTAGTTGTTGCAGGATTGGTAATGGAAGCGGATAAAAAGGCTGACAGAGAACGAGAGAAACAGCAAATAAAGGAACAAAATAATTCAACAAAGACAGTAAAAAGACCAAGCAGAGGAATTGAAATGGTCTTTGATAGAACTTTAGACATTCCTATTGAAATAAATAATATACCAGAAAAACATCCACAAAGGAGGACGCAGAAAATGAATGGATTTTTCTTCTCAACAGAACATGGAACAACATATACAGTAATGCAGACTGATAATCCTGCTGTCAATATTTTAAATGGTGGGACATTTAATGACGTAAAAATTTATGCGCCAAATCCACTTTCAATAATGGACCAGAGACCGGCAAGATTACAGATTGTCAATGATCCTGCGGTTTATGGGAATGCAGCAGGACGTATTATCCAGACGTCACCTGTGTGCGGTGGAATTCATCAGATAAGAAATGCAGAAAAAGCTCAGGAAGAACCAGTACAGAATAAGGAATATAAAAAAGTGGTGTATTTTGAAGACCTTGAGAAAATGCCGAAAGACAGCCCGGAAAGAAAGGCTGTTGAAAATGTACGCATGCCAAATAATCTTGCATTTATTCCAAAGGAGTATTTTAAAGGATGTGAGAATTTAAAGCGAATTGACATTCCTGAAAGAACAGTATCTATTGGTGATAATGCATTTGAAGGATGTAAATCGCTTACAGATATAAATATTCCTGACAGTATGTTTGCCATCGGCGATAATGCTTTTAAGGACTGCTCAGGCTTATCAAATCTTGACATGCCAATGAAATTTTTAGATGATGCTGACAGAATATTCTCAGGAGAAAATAATCTTGACTGGAGTTCAGTAAGAGCAAATATCGAAAATAATGATTTATCCGATGCAGTAGAAGATGAAGATATTGGAATTGACAGATAAAATAATAGGCGCCTGATAATATGTCAGGTGTCTTTTTATGTTTCAAAACTCATATTTATACTGCTATATTTATCAAAAAATAAAAAACAAAGGAGGATGATATTATGGCAGACATGTTAAGTTTTGGAGCTATTTCATTTGCGGTAGCACAGAAAATGGAGCTTTTGGATAAGTTTGAGGAGTTATACAACGATGATGGATTTGCCATCTTTCAGTCCAAGAAAACTTATCATTCTGATGATGAGGTTTATAAACCGTTTGATTATAAATTGATAATCAGAGCAACAGCTTTAGGCCAATTTATTGGAGAGGGCGAAGAAGGACATAATGATGTGCATATTGAGTTGTCAATGTGTCCGCTTCCAGAGTTTTTATCAGAAAAGGCAGCAAATGAGATAAAAGACAGCATGGGTGTTGATAAGCTTACAGTGTATGATATTGTTGAGTACGGCAGATGCCCTGAGCTTGAGTCTGACACAGTTACTATTACTGACGATGACGATACTTATAATGTTCTTGATGTGAGTACTGTTAAGGAAAAAATTGATTGCGCAGCAACAGTAGCAGAGACACTTAATTCTATCCGCGGTTTTTCACTTGACAAACCGTGGAATTTGATAAGTAATACCGGATGGGATCTGCTCGATGAACTTATTGATGGCGTTGATCCGAATGAGAACATCATAAAGCGTCTTAAAGAAAATGGCGCGGCGTAAACAAAGACTGGCAGGAATTAATTTTCCTGCTTTTCTTTTGGGACAAATTGGGTATTTTACATATTATATAGATAATAAACATAAGAAAGAAAGGAATTAATTATGCAGACAGTATTTTTACAGAAAACAGATATTACGCAGTTAAATGATATAGATGTAATTGTTAATGCGGCAAACAGCACTCTACTTGGCGGCGGCGGTGTAGACGGAGCAATCCATAGAGCTGCAGGACCGGAATTATTAGCAGAATGCAGAACACTTGGCGGATGTCAGATAGCGGAAGTCAAGCTGACGGGTGCATACAATCTTTTATGCAAAGGAATTATTCATACAGTAGGTCCAATATGGAAAGACAATTTATCAGATAAGGTAAAAGAAGAAAAGGTTAAACAGCTTTATAACTGTTATATGAGCGCCATGGTACTTGCAGGTAGACATAAATTTGAGAGTATCGCATTTCCATCAATATCTACAGGAGTTTATCATTTTCCCGTTGAGAAAGCTGACTATATTTCATTACAGGCAGTAAAAGATTATTTTTCAAAACACCCGGAAAGCACGCTGACAGTGGTGAAGCTTGTGTATTATTCAGATGAGGATTTTGAGATAATGAAAAATGTCGCAAGAACATATAACAGTGAAATGAATCTTGATATATGGGTATGCGAAAACAGCAGTATTTTTAGGCTATAAAATCCATCTTTGTTTTGTCATATATAAATAAAACAATATAAAGGAGGAAAATATTATGGCAAAAGTAAAAGGATTCAAAGTGTTCAGACCTGATTGGACTTGTAACCCAACAGGACGCAATCTTAAACAGTACACTTGCCCCGGAAAATTTGAAGAAGAAGGGGAACTTAATGTTTGCGATCACGGTATGCACTTCTGTCAGACTGCTGCCGACTGCTTCAATTATTACAGTTTCAACAGTGAAAACAAGGTTGCAGAAGTCATTGCCTATGGTGAGGTAAGAACAGACGGTGATAAGTCATGCACTGACAAACTAGAAATCGTGCGTGAAATTCCATGGGATGAAGTGTTGCGAATCGTCAATACTGGAAAGAATTGTACAGGTCGCTGCAACACCGGATACTACAACACCGGGGACTACAACACCGGATACTACAACACCGGGGACTACAACACCAGATACTACAACACCGGGGACTGTAACACTGGTGACAGGAACACCGGGAACTGCAACATTGGGGACAGGAACACCGGAAGAATGAACACTGGTGACTGGAACACTGGGAACTGTAACACCGGATACTACAACACCGGATACGGTAACATTGGGGACTACAACACTGGGGACTGGAACAAATCGTCTTTTAATACTGGTTGTTTCAATACAGAGGAACAGAAAATCATGCTGTTCAATAAACCGTCAGATATGACATATCGTGAATGGATGGATTCAGATGCAAAACGTTTACTGAGTCAGATATCAAAGAATGTTGTTGAATGGGTAGATGAAGAAGATATGACTGATGAAGAAAAGACAGCATACCCAACATATGAAACAATAGGCGGTTATCTAAAAACACTTGATGAATCTGAATCTGGTCAGTTGTGGTGGAATAAATTATCTGATTGTGATAAACAGATAATTAAAAGTATTCCAAATTTTGATCCAGACATTTTTTATGAATGTACTGGAATCAAAGTCACCAAGTAAACAAAGAAAAAGACGTCTCAATATTGAGATGTCTTTTTTGTGTATGAAATCCACATTTATTGTGTCATATATAATAAAAAAGGAGGAAAACATTATGGCAAAATCAATGAATGATA